CAGACGAACCGTAAAGTAAATCACCTTGAGCAACGGTTGTTTGTCCTGTACCGCCGTAGTTATAAGCTATGGCTGTAGCATTCCAAGTTCCAGTAGTTAGTGTACCAACACTAATAGCCTGAGAAGCTACGTTAGACGCAGCAACACCTGCCATTGTACCGAATGAAGAAGAGGCCGTCTTCAACAAGAACTTATCACCAGAAGCAATTGTTACGTTTGTAGGTGCATCAATAGTCCACACTGTTCCAGAAGAAGCTACAGTAATATCACCCTTGTCTCCATCAGTAACACCACCCGAAGGAGTTTGAATGTATTCAACACCCCAGCTAGCAGCTGTAGTTCCAGTATTTAAAATAGATATAAAGTTAGCACTATTACCGCCAGCAATTGCTTGTACAAGGTTGGAACCAGAACTATTAACTGTAACAATACCAGATGATTTATTTATTATATGGAATGTATGGCCTACAGGTAAAGTTGACACTACAGGGAGAGTTACAGTTTGCGTAGTAGACCCTGTAAAAAACTGTGTGCCTGCTGAACTAATAGTAAGCGTTGTTGTTCCTGCAGCTGTTGCAGTCGTAGCATAACCAGTTGCCAAATTATTTGCATATATGTTATTGTTGTCATCTAACGTAGCACCACTATTCTGTATTAACTTACCTGTTGTTGTATCAAATCTTGTTATAGCATTATCTGTTGCAGAAGAAGGACCTACTACATCTCCAGAACCTGAAGGTGAGGACCATGTACCATCACCACGTAAATATGTTGACGAACTTGGGGTTCCAGTAGCTGACACACCACCTACAGGGAGACCTGTGCCATTAGTTAACGTAATGGATGTAGGAGTGCCATGAGCCATGTTAGGAAGCGTTGTAGAGATGCTAGGGACGCCTGAACCATTAGTTACAAGCACACCATTGTTAGCAGAAGTTAATCCACTAACAGCTGTTCCTGTAGTTGAATAATAAGCTAATTGATTTGCAGTTCCAGAGTTAACTGTTCCTGAACCACCTCCGCCTCCACCACCAGCCGCTAATTTAAATTTATCTGTTGTAGCATCATATGTAACCACATAAGTATCTGTAGGACTAGCTAAAGAAGCTTTAGGAATAGCTATGACACCGTAGTCTGTAGAACCTGCTCTGTAACATAATACACCATCAGCATAATCTGTTACAGAAGTGTCTAAAGCCATTTCACCAGCATTAGATAATGTAGCCGTAGCATTGTTAGGTATTTCTAAGCTTGTAGCATCTCCGAAGTTAAGAACATCTCCAGCTGTGCTAACCATGTCTGCTTTTCTATCTATACTATTAGCAGTAACTCTAAGTTCTATGCTCGCACCAGCTACAAATACTTGAGCTGTAGTACCTTCCATAGCTCTTGTTATTGTTAATGTAGTTCCTGTTCGTGCTGTAACTTCAACAATTTCTCTTGTACCATTCTGACTTATAGTTAATCTATAAACTTCACCAGTTGTAATAGTAGGTAATCCAGTTGCACTGGTTATTGACATACTAGTGGCTGAGGATGTAAGAGTACTTGCGAGAGTAGTGTAATAATTATTACTGTGATAACGTCTAGTCATTAAATTGTGCTCGTTTGTTTAACGCCATTAATACTTAAGGCTAATTCAGGGGTTCCTACGCTGCTTGACACTTGCGTTATAGTGTTTGTAACTCTCATCCAGAATTCTTTAGCATTAGGCACACCACTTAATATTACAGTTCCTAGAGAAAGAGAAGCTCCACCTGTGGCAGCAGCTAATCCTGCTTGTGTAGTAGCTAATTTTATTTCCGATATAGGACTATCTTCTGCAACTAATGTCCACACTACAGTACCATCTGTAGTTGTTCCATTTAATATAACTCCCCATGTAGGAGGAGAGGCAGCACTTGTTCCTGCTGTCGTAACTGTGTAACGATAACCATTTGTAGGATTAGGGACAATACTTTGCCCTAATGTATAGGCAGTGGAGTTAGCTCTAAAGGGTAGTATGTATGTAGGAGTGATTACAATAGCATCAACTCCAGGATTTGAAAGAGCTTGTAATTGTTGGTTGGCTTCTACTGAACCAAAGAAGAATTGGAAGTCATGTGCACCATCAGATAAATCACTCTCAGCAACAATTAATTCTGTTGTGTCACTTAGGGTGTTTAGGCCACTATCATCATATAAATAAAACGTTATAGCCATTTATTATCCTCCGGAAGCTACTGTCGACTGTGCTTCTCTTGCAGCAGTTGATGCAACGGTATTAACTACAATCCCAGAAAAAGTATTACTATCAACTATTGCTTTTATTATACCGTTCTGGTCGTAGGTTAGAGTTACACCTATATTTTGTTGGGGAATATCGTTCCCAGTATTTTTATACACTTCTCTTAGATTCTTTAGCTGAGTGTATGCAGCCATAATGCCAGTGTTTGTTTCTCCTGGCCTCAGATAAGCATAACTAGTTTCTGCTATAGCTCCCAGATTAGCCAATAGTTTACCTATAGAACTTTCATCTACAGCTCCTGTACCAGTTGCAAATTGATCTCTCAATTCTTTGGCTAGCATATTAAAATCTTTACTTTGGTACTGTTCTAGAGGAGGCAGTATGGTATTTAAATAGTCTTTTCCGTCTGCCACACCTAACCCAAGAGCATCTTTAAAATCTTGTACTCTGAATTCTTTTAAGTTGTTAGCTGCGTGATTAGCTGCCTTAGTTAAATAATCAAATCCATTACCAAGTAATTTTAAAGTTCCTATCGCTCCTTGTGCAGCATTTGTTATTCCTTGGTAGTTTAACAAAGCCTTCGAAGCGATTGATTGGGCACTAGCGTCCTGCCCAAGATCAGGAAGTCCTTGAGATTTCCGTCTAAACGCCGGGCTAAGAACTGCTCTTCCTAAGTCTTCAGCAGTCATCTGGGTGGTTGTATTAAACGGAAGGTTGCCATTACTATTTGCACTACCCCCTGGAAGTTTAAATGCTCCCTCAGGAAATGCTATTCTAGCCAATGCAGATGTGGTTTGTATTGCTCTTTGAACTCTACCAAGAACGTCAATTAGTCCATTAAGAACATCGGACATACCTCCACCAAAAGAAGTGGCTATAATACGTTTAAAGCGTTCCCATACAATGGCTAAGTCGTCTGCCTTATCTTTTAACCCTTCTAGCTTATCGCCACTAATATCTACAGCACCGCCAAGTCCTTGGAAAGCCTCTTTAAGCTTCTTAATATCTTGAGTAGAAAGCTCAGCTAGTTTACTAAACCCTTTACCAAATAATTGTGTACCTAAATCTATCCTAGCGGCATTAGGCAATTCTTTAAGAACACCTATTATTTTAAAAAAAGACTGGTCAATAGGCATATTCTGCAAGTCTTTAAGATTAAGACCTAAAAGTCTAAGTGCGTCACCAGCCTCTTTATTCTTGCCTATCCTAGACAATGATAAATTAAGACGCTGTAGCACTGGCTCTATTTCTGATATCTCTGTGCCAGATCTCTTTGCAGCAAATTCTAAAAATTGAAAACTTGCAGCTGAGATATTTAATTTTTTAGAAGAGTCTGCCAGACGTTCTAAACTTTCGTAAGACTCCTTAAATATAGAAACAAGCTCACGCCCTACTATTAATCCAGTAAATATTTTCTTAGTTGCTTCGAAAGTTTTATTTAAATTTTCTGTAGCATTTTTTGTATAACTAACAACATCTTTCATAGCCGTTTTAAACGGTACGGTATTAAGTGTTGCTATAGTTTCTAAATTACTTGTTTGTGCCATTAGATTTCTTTATGGTTGTTAGAGAGTTAAACAATGAACGTATCTGGCTTTGGTGATAGGCCTCACCTTTCTCATTTAATATTATTTGATTTAATCTGTCTACTTGGTTTTTATCTTCTGTTAGGAAATACGCACTCCATTCCATTAATTCCCTAGCATCCATCTTCTCGCCTAATTCCTTTACAGTCATACTCAATTCTTTAGCTAAACTGAACATGAACTTTCGAAGAGGATGCTTTATTAGTTTTTTGCTAAGTCTTCTACTGCATCACCATCTTGCTTATTAAGCGTTGCAATTTTATTTGCAAGTTCGGCTAAATGCATAGCCTTCTTTTTCATTAAATTATCTATGTCATCTTCAGTGAATAATTTATTATTATGTTCATCTACACAACTTAATATGATAAATTTAATAGCAACCTGTATTTCAGAAGGCTCTTTTTCAATGAAATCTATCATCTCTAATTGTTCTCTGGCTGAGAAGGCTTTTATCTTAACTTTCCCACCCCACTCTGGCATATCTACAAATTGTTCACTTAAATCGTCGTTAGCAAATATTTGATGTTTATTTAAAGACATACATTAGCTCCAAATAATGTCACCAGTTACAGCAAGATTTGCACTGCCTTGTAAAACACCGTCTGCTGCTACGTCAACTTGCATGTTTAAAACCATAACTTCCATAGTACCTACGTTTTTAGTGAATGTAGGGTCGGTTGCTGGTAGTGTTACTATAAATGTTCTAGTAGATTGAGCATCACATGCAGCAAGCATTTCTGTTTGTCCTGCATCGTCTAAATTCCATATGAAGTTTAAACTAAAATCACCCCAGTCTGCCAATCCCATTCTGTATTCTTTACGAGCTGATTGTAATGTTGTTACGTCTATTTTGTTAGCTTGAGTAGAACCTAAACCAGTCATGGACTGAATACCATTAATAACTACGGGATCTCCATCCTCATCATCAATGCTAAAGGTTGTACCTTGTGTTAAAATTGCAGGAGCTGCCATTTCTATTTCCTCTGTTTGTTGGTTATGCTACGCTTAGGTAGTTTACTTCTACGAAAACATGCCACCAACCTTCATCACGTTGTGCCTGGGACATGCTGATATTTTGTATATGAACAATCGTAGTATTCTTAACTATCGACTGTCTTAAAAATAATGTTCTAATTTGATCTGCTATCGAAAGAGCAGTTGATGTGCCTTTGTTCAAGTCTACAAATATATCTATTTGATATATCCCTTGATGATAATTACCATTGTTTAATGTGTAGTTTTCACTGCTAGCTGGGAGTAGTGTAGGTCTTAAATAATCCACACCTTTTAAAGGTTCTTTCTGACTGTTAGGCCAAAGTATTAGCGGTAGACTTCCACTTAAA